TTGCCCGCGTGTCCTCGGCGGCGGCGCTGGGAGATGTCGTTTGGGCGGTCGGTGGGCTTGGCCTGCTTGACCGCTATGCCCCCGCGGCGGAGGGCTTCACCGGGGCGTACAGCGACGTGTTGCGCAAGACCAACCACACCGTCATCGGCTACAAGGGCGGGCTGCTCTACGGCGTCTACTGCCGCAGCATGACCGCGCAGCAGGTCAACGCCTTTTGTCGGGACAAGCTCAAGCTCACCAGCGCCGTCATGCTCGACGGCGGGCACGTCGCCGCCATCAACGGCGCGTGTAACAAGATCAACACACAGACGCGGCAGTTCTATGCCGTGCGGTTTCTGTAAAGGAGGCAGAAATGCAAAATCGAATTGCTAATCTTCTCACAGTCAAGAGCATCGTGACCATCGTGCTCACGGCGGTTTTCTCGGTGCTTGCCCTGCGCGGCAGCATCAGCGGGACGGAGTTTCTGACGATCTTCACGACCATCATCGCCTTCTACTTCGGCACGCAGACCGAGAAACGCAAAAATGAAGAAATTTCTTGAGACCATGACGGGCTGGGTCGGCGCTGTACGCGGCGATGCGGTGCATAAAAGCATCGTGGACGCCTACAACAGCTACCTCCCGCACCCGCGCGGCTACAAGCTCGCCTATTCGGACGACTACTGCGCGGCGATGGTGTCCGCGGCGGCGATCCTCTGCGGCCTGACGGAGGTCATTCCCGTCGAGTGCTCCTGCGGGGAGCAAATGCGCTGGTATCAAGCGCGCGGCCAATGGATTGAGGACGATGCGCACGTCCCCCAAATCGGCGAGCAGGTGTTTTACTACTGGAACGACCGCAAGGACTACGCCCTCACGGACTGCACCGGCGCGCCCAACCACACGGGCATCGTGACCGCCTGTGACGATCAGAGCTTCACGGTGTTCGAGGGCAACAAGGGTAAAGCTCACGAGTGCGGCTATCGGACGTTGGAAATCAACGGGCGGTATATTCGTGGCTTCGGCGTGCCGAAATACCCCGCGGACAAGACCGTGCTCACACGCGGCGACAAGGGCGCGGAAGTCAAGAAATTGCAGGAATTTCTCAATGTCTGCGGGTACGAGCTGGACGTGGACGGTTCATTCGGCTCCGCGACGCAGAAGGCATGGGGAGAATATGTTTACGCATACCTCGGAAAAATTCTAAAATAACGAAAGGAAAACGGGCGGGAGGCGTGCCTCCCCTCGCGTGAGCGCTCTGCAAGCCCCGGCGCACAGCATGGACAAGCAGCACCGAGCGATCCGGGCAAAATTATCCTCTATGGCCCCGCGGCAGGCCGTGGCATACATTCGGTCCTTTGAGCTTCCACCCGACGAAATGGCGTGCCTCGTCGAGTGCGACGTGCGGGGCCGCTCCTGCGTACAGGTGGCATTTGAAATGAATCTGTCGCCGGATACGGTCAAAAAGTATCGCCGAAAGGCGTACCGCAAAATCGCATCGGAAGTCTTTGAATAGGAAAAGAGCTTCACCAAACGGTGAGGCTCTTTTCCTTTATGGGAAGGGTATGAATGACGCATGGAGCACGTCGTGACAAAAAATTAGCATATTCCGTCAGAATTTGCAAGCGCAATCGTTCGACGAATTTCGCCGTACACTTTTCATCCCCTTTTCCGGCACTTTGGAAAAGGGGTTTTCTTGTACCATAAAGGCAGAAAAGGAGGTGCGCTGTATGTACGAACGGCTTTTAGCATTGGGCTTCACCGAGCAGATGGCGAGGGATATTTTGGTGCTGTTCCCCGAGCCGGACGAGCTGCGCACCTATGTCTATTTCGCGGAGCTGCTGCATGTATAGCTATTATAATCCGTCGCCTTATGGCAAGAACGTGGGGGACTGCACTGTCCGGGCGATCTCCAAAGCGACCGGAAAAGACTGGGGTGAAACGTATCTCGCGCTCGCCATACAAGGCTACTTAGACGGAGACATGCCGTCGGCCAACGCGACCTGGGGCGCGTATCTGCACTCCCTCGGCTATCGGCGCTACATCGTGCCGGACACCTGCCCTCTGTGTTACACCGTCGGGCAGTTTGCGGACGAGCATCCGGCAGGCACATACATTTTAGCCCTGTCCGGCCATGTGGTGTGCGTGCAGGACGGGACGATCTTTGATTCATGGGACAGCAGCAATGAGACTGTGCTCTATTTTTGGGTAAAGGAGACTGAATGACATGGCTTTTAATCCGTACTATCAAAACCCTTATTATCCACAGCCGATGCCGGACAACCTCATGCAGATGCGGCAGCAGCAGATGATGCAGCCCGCTCCGCCTCCCGTGCCGCAAAATCCTGTCGCGACCGGCGGCGTGCAATGGGTCAGCAGCGAGCAGGAGGCAAGAGGCTACCTGATCGCGCCCAACTCCGCTGTTGCGTTGTGGGATTCCACCGCCCCGACTGTGTACCTCAAGCAGTCCGACGCGAGCGGCAAGCCGACACTCAAGATTTATGACCTCGTAGAGCGCGCAGAAACGCCCCGTACAGCGCCGCAGGGAAAGGGCGTGGAATTTGTCACCCGCGAGGAGTTCGACCGTCTGGCGGCGCTTGTGGGCGAATTAAAGGGCAAGAAGAAGCGCAAGGTCGAGGAGGACGAAGACGATGAATAATCCGTTTTTCGGTGCTCTCGGCGGCGAACAGATGCCCGGACCGGTAGGCCAGTTCCAGCGCATGATGCAGCAGTTCAACCAGTTCAAAGCGAATTTCAAGGGCGACCCCAAAGCGGAGGTCGAAAAGCTCTTGCAGAGCGGTAGGCTGAACCAGCAACAACTCAATCAGCTACAGCAGATGGCGAAGCAGTTTCAAAGCCTGATGCAGTAAACATCAACATAAATCAACATCGTGGCCACGATTTGATGAATAAAAATTTTTCAAAGGAGTGATACTATGTCTCTTTCTGACGGCGGCGTTCAGGCCACTATGCCTGTTGCGCCAACCGGCATGATGAACAGCGGCTTTGGCGGCTTCGGCGGCGATGGCGCGTGGTGGATCATCATTCTTTTCCTGTTTGTGTTCTGCGGCTGGGGCGGCAACGGCTGGGGAAACAACGGCAATTCCGGCGGCGTGGTCGACGGCTACGTGCTGACCTCTGATTTTGCCAATGTCGAGCGCAAGATCGACAGTGTAAATCAGGGCCTTTGCGACGGGTTTTATCAGCAGGCGCAGCTTGTCAACGGCACCAACATGGCGATGGCAAACGGCTTTGCACAGGCCGAGCTTTCCCGCAGCAACCAGCAGGCGGCTCTCATGCAGCAGCTCAACGCCATGCAGATGCAGGCCGCTAATTGCTGCTGCGAAAACCGCGCAGCTATCGCCCAGGTGCGCTATGACATGGCGACGCAGGCGTGCGACACGCGCAACACCGTGCAGAACGCCACACGCGACATTATCGACGCGAACAACCAGAACAGCCGCGCCATCCTCGACTTCCTGACGCAGAGCAAGCTGTCCGACCTCCAGACCGAGAATCAGAATCTGAAACTGGCGGCATCTCAGGCCGCGCAGAACAACTATCTGATCTCGCAGCTGCGTCCGTGCCCTTCGCCTGCCTACATTACCTGTAACCCGTGGGCGGGCAGCGGTTACGGCGGCTGCGGCTGCAATCAGGGCTGCGGCTGCTGACAACTGCATAGCATAGCTTTTTGTTGGCGATGTTTTGTTGACGTCAACAAAATGTTCGGCCCCGTGCCGATACTGACACCAACGCGGCGGGGCTATTGCCTCGCCGCTGTATTTTAATTGCCTCGATTTCGAGGCATATGAAAGGACTGATTATTTTGGCAGAGTACACAAACGCGAATATTGTGAGCGTAGCCGCAGGCCAGAACGTTCCCTTGACCGAAACGGCGGTCAACAGCAAGCCGTGTATCGTGCATCGTCAGGGCGCAGGCATTGTCACGCTGCGCGGCCTCACCAATCAAAACCGCGCCCTGTTTAGGGTCTCCTTTGGCGGCAACATCGCTATTCCCACCGGAGGCACGGTCGAGGCCATCACGGCGGCGCTTGCCATCAACGGAGAGCCGTTGACCAGCGCAACGGCGACTGTTACGCCTGCGGCGGTAGGAAACTACTTTAACATTTATGTTTCCGCGCAGGTCTGCGTCCCGAAGGGCTGCTGCCTGACGGTCGCAATGGAAAACACCAGCGCTCAGGCCGTCAACTTCGCGAACTCGAACCTGACGGTTGAGAGAATCGCGTGAAAGGAGAATGAACATGAGTAAGAAAGCAATGTATGATCTGCGCGATATGCTCTGCAAGGAGCTGGACGAGATCAGCCGCAAGGGCGAGCTGGGCGCGGGCGATCTCGAAATCGCGCACAAGCTGACCGACACCATCAAGAACATCGACAAGATCGAGATGATGGAAGACGACGGTTATTCTCGCGACGGAGACTATTCCAGCGACGGTGATTATTCTCGCGGCGGCGACTGGCAGGCCGATATGCGCGGCACTTACGGCAGGGGCAGCTCCTATGCTCGCCGCGGCACGCATTATGTCCGCGGGCACTACAGCCGCGCCGACAGCATGGAGCACCTGCGCGAGCAGATCAACGACATGATGCGCGAGACGGACGACGACCGCGTAAAGGAAGCGCTGCGTCGCGCCGCGAGCCTGATGGAGGAATAAAGGGGGTGCGTCCCCTATGGTCGACGAGAATGAGGTCAAGCGCTGGATAGCTCGCCTTGAAACGGAGGAATCAAGCTGGACAAACTATGAGCGCCTTGCCGTGTTGTATGCCATCCGTGACCAGCAAAGCGGCAGCAGAGAGAAGGCTTTGCCAATGGCATACTCCGCGGCGCCCGCGCCGGTTAGCGTCGAAACATACGGCGACAGCGATTTTTTGCGCGCAGTGGCAGATGTTTCACCGGACAAGGCGTGGGAGATCATGGACGAGCTGATGGACAGCTTGAAAATCGTAAACGAGCGCGTGTACAACAGCGTGATGCGGAAGCTCGAAAAATAAGAACACCCCCGTCGTAAGGCGGGGGATTCTTTTGGGCAAAATTTACCTTTGGGAACACCAAGGGCAAATATGCCTAACGTGGCGTTACAAAAAACGCGCCGTCGTCATCTGCGTCAATTCTCCGGATAAAGCGCGTCCAGAATTCCTTTTTCTCTTCCCGGGAATAAGTGTCATATTCAGCAAGTCCATTTCGGAGCGCGTCAAGGTTTGTCTTCGGCTTTTCCTCTACCGCTTCAATGGATTTCTTTAATGTGGTGTACTCTTTCTTGTATTCGTCCAACTCGATCAAGTCGTTAAGATAAAGCGTTTTCAACTTACCCATTTTCTTGCGTATCGCGTCCGCGCTTTGCGTGGGCTTTTTTTCTGCCTTTTTGTAATAGCGATTGTTTCGCTCGGCAATCCCCTCAAGCTCATGCAATAAATAATCTTCCAACGCGTCTTCGCGAACCCTCTTTTTGTGCTGGCACGCGGAGTTGTCAAGCATTCGCGTCCGGCATCGGTAGTAGGTATAAATCTGCTTTGCCGTTTCCGACTGCATCGTTTTTCCACACTCTTTGCAATGCAACAAGCCCGAGAATAAATAAACTCGATCTGTCTCAACTCCCGCGCAGCGCTGCGACCGCTGGCGAAGAATATCATTTACAATGTCAAAATCCTGCTTGCTCACCAGGGCGGGGCAAGCGTTCTCGATGCCGTACACCTCGCCGATATAAAGCCGGTTCCGAAAATAGTTTACATACTTGGTATACGCCCTGTCAACCCCCCACGTCTCGAGCATATACTTTTTTACGCCCAGCACGCTTTGCAGTCTGACATACGCCGCAAACATATCTCGCGCGGCATCTGCCGTATCGTTATCAATCTGGTATTTCCTGTCCTTGATGATATACCCTAAAGGGGCTTTTGACCCTGCCGGTTGGCCTTTTGCACGCTTGCCGTCGTTGATAAATTTGACTCGCTCGCTTGCGCGGTCGGCCTCGTCCTGCGCGACAGACAACATGATGTTGACCTTTAAGCGCCCCGACGCGGTGCGCGTCTCATAGTCCTCTTCCGTTGCTTGCCATGTCACTCCGTATTTGTCCAGCTGCGTCTGTACATCGTAGTACCCGGCAACGTTTCGAAACCAGCGATCGAGCTTGATAAACAGGATCGTGTCTACCTTCCCAGCCTTGCAATCGTCCAGCAGTTGCAGGAGCGCAGGGCGCTTTTTGTACGGTTTTCGCGCGGATATGCCCGCGTCCTCATATATGCCAACCACGGTCATTTTATTTGCTTTGGCATATCTTATCAGCGCGTCACGCTGCTCTTGCAGGGACAGCCCATGCCGCGCCTGCTCCTCGCTCGTGACGCGGATATACAATGCCACTCTCATCGAATCCCCCTCCAAAATCCGTAATCTATACAATGAAAATCAATGTACACGCACCACGCAGCGAGAAAAACGATGATAACAAACATTACAGCAATCGCGCCGTTGCGGATATGGACACCGCGCCGCATGATCTCAATGGTATCGGCCTTTGCGTCAACATGGCGTTCCAGCTCATCATTCCGCGCTTGCAAAGTTTCCTCGGTCGGCGTCAGGTGTTCGGAAATCCCGAACGATTCATCAAGCGATATTCCAAGCGCTTTGCAGATCGGCGCGACGGTGTAAATCGACGGAGATTTAGAAAACTTGGAAAAGAAGTTCTGCACGGTGGACAGCGGTACGCCGGAAGCGTCGGAAATGTCTTGATAGGTCATTTTCAATTCTTCTTTACGGATTCTACACACTTCTTGGATGTTCATTTACGCCACCTTAATTTTTTCGATTTTCGCGCCGCAAAGTCGCAAGATGAGGGCTTGTCGAACCATGTCGAACGCTGCCTTATTGCAAGGCTTCGGCATTGAATTACCAAGCCAAAGTGGGCTACGGTAAAGACAAGCAGCGACGACCGCTTCTCGCCGGCTGCAAAAAGGCCCCGCCGTTTGTTGCAGAGGGCGGCGGGGCCTTTAGTTACTTATTGCTTCTCAAGTTTTACGGTCTGCGTAACTCCCATAGCAGACACTTCGTAGCTAATTACGCCGTCCTGATAGGTAAACGTCTTGGTGTCATCGCCGCTGGCGAGAAGTGCCGTATCGGTCTGGTTTTTATCATTTTTTGATTCCCAAGTGTACGGCTCATCCGCCGTGGTAGGGGCATCGAAAGAACCGGCCCAATAGAGCGCTTTGGTGTCTCCGTTATCAGACACCCAATACACCTCAATGGCATCTCCGGCAATGGTAGCGGCCTGCCATGCGTCCTCTGCATTGCTGTTTGTCTGCTTCCATTCTCCAACGAGATCGGGCGGAGTTGCCGGCTCGTTTTCTGGCTCGTTCTGATTCGTTTTCCCGCAGGCGGTTAAAATACCGAACGCGAGAACCGAAGACAGCGCGATAAGCAAAAACTTTTTCATCTCGACTCTCCATTTTTTATATTTTCGACTGCACAAAGTGCAAGAATCGACATATAGTAAAATAAAAAGTGATCCTGCGGCTGCGCGCCGCTCCACAATATTTCTTAATTGTTGCACAGCGCCGTGCAGCAAACGCCTGTTGTGGGAATAGATATGAATACCGAAAAGGAGGTCGAATCATGGACGCACAGGTGCAAGCGGCGGCGGCGCTTTATCTGCTCCTAACGCCGAAGCAGAAAGACGAAATGCTCGCGCTGATTGAGCGCATCCTCGCGGAGGAGGAGCAAAAAATAGCCTTAGAGCCAAACGGAGGGACGCAAGATGTTGTGTAATTACGCGAAATGTGATACAATGATCAGAGAAAAGCTGAAAGAAAAAATTCTCACCATGAGCGATGCGCAGCAAAACGCATTGTTACTTGCTGCACGCGAGATCAGGAGAAAATCGAAAGAACAAAGGAGAGAACCTTATGAAAATGCTCAACAAACAAGGTAAGCAAAACGCTTGTGACGCTGGAGAAGCCGGCAACGACAAAGTCGTGCTTTCTCTGCTTCTGGCGATCAATGACCGCCTGTCTCTCCTTCCGGTCATTCTCGGCCTGTTGGTAGGCAACATAATTGCGAAAATCATTGATGCGCTCTTCTTCTAAGCGCTTCATCTGCCCAACGACCGAATCCTCCTCACGTATACGCTCGGTCGGCAAGCCATCTTTTATCCAATCATTCATCGCTTACTCATCAAAAACTGCGCATAGCGCAACAGCTCGTTCAGCTCGGCGCCGGTCGCCGTATCGATAAAATCAAACAGCTCTTGAACGGTAGGACTTACGCCCTCGGTCTTCGGATCGGGGGCGCTTTCTTTTTCTGCTCCGTCCCCATAAAGGAGATATTCAGAAGTGACGCCCAAAAATCTTGCAATTCTCTCTATATTTTTCACTTTGGGGCGCGTTTTCCCTGTGTTCCAATTGGAATACGATGCAGAAGTTAGATTACATTTTTCGTAAAACTCTGCTTTAGAAATGTTTTTCTTAGCAAGCAAAGCATTTATTCTTGTAACAATTGGCGATCTATCCAAAAAATCACCGCCTAGTTTGGCTAATTTTTAACTAGCAAAATTCTAAGTTTTTCTTGACAAACTAGTATTGCTAGCTTATACTAGTTAGCATAAAGGGTAATAAAAACCCAAGCCCCCTTACATTTAGCGGACTGCGAAAAAATATTATGATCGTTGGCACCTTTATAATATCACAGTTTGCCAAGTTGTCAAGGGAAACTTAGTTTTTCTTGCTCTTTCGCTAAGTTTTTTATTGGCTGCGGCGAGGGGAAACATAAGACCGGCGAGGGGCTGTCCTCACCGGCCAATGTCCAAATTTGTTTACCCAATGCCCCTTGCAGGCTTTCGCCGCCTGCAACAGCCTACAGGTTCTTCGGGAGCCTTACCACTTTCGCAGTTTTGGTTCTGCGCATGGCCTTCTCGCTGGTAAGCCATCGGGAGTACCCGATACGGTGGGATATGATTACTGGCATATCACCGTGAGTTTTAACCTCTTCACTGAGTGCTCCGCCGTATCAGTTGCTACATTTAGCCAGTTTAACGCGCTTTGGCACCGCTGTTGCGACCCGACGGGAAGGGAACAGGCAAAATCAAAAGGTTGGTCACGAAAACCACCTCCTTTGAAGTTGCCCAAAGAGGGCTAAGGGCAGTATAGCAATTTTCCTCGCCACGGTCAATTAAAACTTAGCACAAGCCAAAGCGACTAAACGTTAGTTGTGGTTGCATAAAGAAATGGAGGTGAACGAATGAGTTTTCGCAGTGCTCGATTGGCTGCCGGTCTGAGCGTCCAACAGGTGATCGAAAAACTAAAGGTCTCCGACGCAGCGGTCTATATGTGGGAGACCGGGCAGCAGCATCCGCGTGCAAGCCGCTTGCCGGAGGTCGCCGCGCTTTACGGCTGCACGGTGGACGAGCTTTTGAAGCCCGATGAAAAGAACTAACGTTTGACAGGAGGATAACCATGAGTATTGGGGAAATCGAAAAGGAGTTTCTCGGCCGCACGGATGCGCTATGCGAGAACAAACCGCCGCGCGAATGCAATTGTTCCGCTTGCCCCTGTAAGCAGCTATGTGATGCGCTGTGCGCGGCAGAAACCAAGTGAGCGCAAAAAAATGCCCCGCCCAATGTTGCAGCATCGAGCGGGGCGGGTGGGACAAATCTTACCACAAGATATTGTGTCCGTTCTTATTGTAGCACGAGAGAAAGGAAAAGGCAATGAGAAAAAAGCCAGAATACAAGATCATTTGGGTCACGCCCCCAGACCCTATAAAGCTGGGGACGATCATGGGCGAGATTTACGCACGCGGTCGCGGCCTTGAGTTTGTCGGCCTTGTGCCGAACGAGAAGAAGGGAGAAAAGGCATGAGCACGCTGTTTATCTTTATCGGCATTGGCACCGTTACGCATTGGATTATGCGGGCGCTGGACAAGCTGGAGGGCAGGGCATGAGGCGCGACCGACGCACCCGCGAGCAGCG